CCAATGCCCGGCGCATTGCCTTGTGTGCCGGACCTTCCGGATGCTTGAATACCTCCGGCTTGTCTTTGCTGCCGAGTCTGGGCGGTTCCACCTTGTACGGCTGTTTGTAACTTCCGATTCCGAGCGTCAGGTAAAAGTTGGTATGGAAATAGTCCGTCATGGGGTCGCTGTCATCGAAATTGTACGACATGATGAAATCGCAGATATTCATCATTACTTCTTTTGCCCTGTCCGTCAAGGATTTGTCTGAATGGATATGATGGTGGTTGACATCGCCTTGAACTTTTCCAGACTCTTTGGTGAACGCCTCGAAATCCGCTTTCATCAACCGGATATGGATGGAGTGGCAATTCTCCCGTCTGACGGAGAACTTGTATCCCGGATAGGTCTCCTTGAGCCATGCCCGTACCAGTTCCACGATTTCCGGCGCGTGCTGTCCCTTGTAATTGCGGCCTTTCCAGCGGTATTCGTTATACACGTACTCGGTGTATTCCTTTGCCGTGGCTCCCGGATAGTCATGTTCATATCCGGTTGAAGCCGCTGAAACATCCGGTTTGTCTTTCCATATCCCGTACAGTTTTTCAAACTCGGTGTTCACCCGTTGCATGATTGCAGTGTCACCACCCTTGTCCGGATGGTGCTGCAATGCCAGGCAGCGGTATTCCTTCTTCAGATCCGCCATGCTGTGTATGTTCTGAAAATAAGCCATAGCCATAAGTCTTTATGCCCCTGCGAGGCGGTTGATAAAATATTCCTGATAATCAAGGTCAAGCCCGAGGTTGCTGCACGCCATCCCGATGTCGTCTCCCCTCAAGTCATCCGCTTCCTGCAATTCACGCAGGTATCTGATTTCGGAATCCAGGTATTCCTGCGCTTCCGTCTGACTGCAACCGCATGAGTTACTTATCAGTTCAATGATGTTTGTCTGCATATCATTCGTTGTTTGAGGTATGTTTATTATAGATTTCCCGTTTATATTCGTAGTCCCGGCTGTTCCACCACCGGCCTGCCGCATCGACAAATGTCTGCGGACTTTCGGCAGGCGGACAGTCACAGACTTTCAACCCTGTGATTTGTTCTTTTGACTCAAGACCACATGACTCCCACCAGGACTGCATCTTTTGTGTGAATTCCGCTTTGGTACAGAAAAAGGTCTGGTCAACGCATTCTTCACACCATTTGCCGTCACACCAGTGCCCGTCATTGTCATCATACACATAGCTGATACGTTCATCCGTGTTGGCGTTTATCCATACTTGAATTTCCAACTGCCGTGAGCCGCATTCTTTGCATACAAGGATGTCGGAATCGTCCGGTTCTTTTCGGAAAGCCCTGCCGTCATAAAGCGTAACGGCACGTTCAACAAGTAACTTCTGATAGTTCTCCGACAATCCGGCAAAGAACCGTTCCGCGGCACCGAAAATGGCATTGTCTGCCGACACGGACCATTTATCCCAAAAGTGCCGGTACATATCTCCAAATACTACCTTGCATTCTTCCTTGCTCCAGGCGTTCCACATGTAGTGGAAGAAACTGGAGACTGCATTTTCCGCCTGATATTTCATGGTTCTTCCGTTTTGGGTTCAACATCTTTTGTCTCTTCCAATTGCCGCCATGCAGCATCGTACATTTCATGGAGCCAGTCTATATTCCTTGCGCCGAGTTCAAACGGGCCGTAGCATTCCACCTCATCACCGCTTTCTTTCTCTTCGGCAATGACGGTCAGGCTGCCCTCCATTATCCGGACACCCGTTACCCGGCATTCATACGGGTCTCCGTTTTTCCCGAACCAGATTATCCATACCGGGTCATCTTCCCGGTTCGTAAAGGCAAGTTCCGCCAGTGAGTGCGCCTGAAGCAACTGCCGTATCGCTTCAATGATGCCATTACGTAGTTCCTCAATCCGGTCGCTGAAATTCATCGCGATGTATTTTGCCCGGGCTTTCCTGCCCGTTTCCTTGATCGAGAGTATCTGCGATTCGGGATGGATGCCGAAGTTCCAGTCCGTTACCTCGTCATCATCGCGTGTCGTGTGGATATTGCCGCCCAGTACCAGACCGCAGTCTTCCTCTACCATTCTTTTTGCTTCTTCGCGGTTCCCTGCCGCTACCATGTAAGTGCCCTCGAAGGCGTATCTTACCCTTACTTCATATTTTGCCATACTCCTATAATTGGGTTGTTGATTGTTGATGTTACATGATTGATTGTTGTCCTGATTCCTCGAAGTATGCCGGTGATATCCGGTACAGTTCGGGAAGGTTCAGTTTTACCATCGGGTATTCCACCCATCCGCTCCTGCGCCTGTAACCCGTATCTTCGGCAAGATTGTATCTTATGAGAAAGTCCATCGCTTCCGGATTGTTGTTGATGTCAACAAATGCCTTGTCGGGAATCCCGAAGGCCGGAAAGTCCTCCAGATTGACGGTCAGTACCGTATAAGCTTCCCCGGTCTTCGGTACTTCCAGGCTCAAGGCAAGCCAGCCATTCGGATAAAACCCAGGGACAAGTTTCAATTTTCTTTTATGGTATGGATATGTCTTGCCATGCTGGTTCTGACCGGAATCCATGATTTCGAAATCTTCTTCGCCTTCAGTAAATGACCGCATCGGGCAGGATACATCATAATAGCAGCCGTCTTCGTGACAGCACAGGTATTCCTTTCCTTCGGAGAGGATGATGACATATTTCTTTTCCATGACTTTATGATTTTAATGGTGGATACTTGATTTTATGAGGCGACAAGGCTTATCCTCTCACCGAAAAAGGAGTCATCCACCCCGTACACATGCCGGATGGAGCATTCATACTTGGAACGTTCGTCATCCAGCCGGAAACGGAAACCGTGATAGTCTTTCACTTCCAATTTCAGCCTTACGTCTTTCTTCAGTTCCATTTCAAGCAGGCTTCCGCCGCCATATGTTGAACTGAAAAGTCCGCAACAGTTGCCTTTGGGGATAACGACCTCTTCCAATGAAAAGCCGGCTTCATACAGTTCTTTCAGGTTCACCCTGCCTATATAGGTCAGCAGGTTTGCCCCGCAGCAGGAATTGATAAGCTCCTCATAGAACTGTTCGTATGAGACCTGCTCCCTGCCGTTCCGGTTTTTACGGTTCGGGAAACGCCCGTAGGCCTTGTAGCCGTGCTTTGTCAGGATTTTCTTTACTCTCGCCGGATTGAGGTTCAGGCTGTCCACCATGTCCCCGAAATAGGACTCCTCGTACCTGTAACCGCCCTGCGATTCAAACCAGTGGGAGTTGATGCAGTCATAGTTGGAAAGCATCTCCACCCGGATGGGGATGTCGTCCGTATGCATTATCAGCTCCTTTATCACATCCGAATCATTTCGGCTGTAAATCTCGTCACGGATTTCATCTTCGTGCTCATCGAAGAAGTCATCCACATCCTCTTCGTCAAAGTCATTAAAGACGGTACATTCCTCTTTCAGTTTCGCGATGATTCCACGGACAGCCTCCCATTCGGCATCGCTGTACCACACGTCTGCCTCTTCCCACAAATGCTCACGGCTCTTGCTGTCAAGGCATTTTTGAATCAGGCCGCGGTGGTTGTCAAGATTGTCATCATAGTCCGTCCATACCAGCGTATAGGCCGGTTCCATCAGGGATTTGATGAAATCCAATGTCAATGTTTTCTGTTCATCCATTTCTGTTACCTGTGTACGGCAGGGTTCCTTTTCCCGTACATACCGTTATAAATGACAGAAGCGGCCTTCAAGCCGCCTCCGTGTGTTTCCTAACCATATAGTTCCTTCACGATCTTGTCGTATATTTCCTTTGCCATTTCCGTATTCCGGTTGAAGTGGAAATAAGCCGTGTATCTGTATCCTGTTCTTGGCACTCCTCCGCACTGCTGTATCGCCCTGTCTATCTCCCAGTCGATATCACCTATGCCGAGGGATATGCTTGTGCCATGCAGCATACATCGGGCAAGTTTCAGCGCGGAATCCTTCCTGTCGTCCTTGCGGAGCCTGTCGAAAGCCATCAGCGCGATTTCCCTGTTGCTTATCGTTATGGTGTCCATATCCTGTTCAGTTTAGTGTCAGACTGTCTTTATTCCGTTCCCTGTTGCGGCTTGCCAGTATCCCGAAATGGATGCTGAATATGCGCCGGCTGAAGCAGACAGGGGAATTGTATTCCATACGTTGCCACAGCGTGAAGTGGTTGCCGGAGAACGACCACCTGAAATATCCTGACAGCGAGCCGAATTGCGGATTGGTATTCCTGTTTATCAGGAACCTGTTCACATCCACGATGTGCCTTGCCGTCAGGAGAATGTTCAGGATCTCCACGAACGCCATTTGCGAGTAGGGGTCAACCGGCATTACCGGTCCTTTGAAGTTGATTTCCATCCTGTATATGTTTTAATCGTAATTGTCATCGAATACCTCGAAGTGGGGAATGCCCGTGTCGAAGTAATTGCTTGATATGCCCGGGTAGTACGGCAGGCTGTCATCCCCGCTGTCCGGGCATGGCTCATCACCGGTATAGGCCGTGTTCCCGAAAAGTTCGATGTAATGCGCCACCAGCAGGTGTGCATCTTCCGTGCTTATGTCATGCCCGTAGCGGTCACACCAGTCGAAGAAACAATCCTTGTCGGGTTCTTCCAGCTGTTCCATCGCTTCCCGTATCTCAAAAAAGTTGGGGCACAGCCATTCCATGTTGATGAGTGAGTCCGGAATGTCCTCCCATTTCATGTACCTGTATTCCGGTGTCTCCTCTTCGGCGAACAGTTCGGAACAGGTGCACAGGAATTCCCCCATGTCGCCGAAGTCAGACATCTGCAACCAGTTGTCCTTCTCCTGCCTTGTGTCTATGAGATGCTGCGTGGTCACTGCCACTTCCGCTTGATTCAAGTCCATAATTCTTCATTTATCAGTTAATGATTGGAACCGGGGATTTCATTCCACAGGCTCCAAAAGGTCCGCACCCCGGCAGCGCAGGGTTTTTCGGGGAAATACCGGAGCCCCCGGCGAGGATGATTTCCCCGAAAACCGCCTGCGGCCTGACCTTGCCCTGCCGGTAAGGGGGTGGGCTACCTTTGCCTGTGGAATGGAATCTGCGGTTTCCCATTAGTTTTCCCTTTTTTCAATTCATTATGCGCTGGCTTCCCCAGCTGATGTGTATCCTGCCTTCGCTGTCGCACTCCCTTACCAGCAGGCTCTCGATGACGGACATGGTGACGTCGAACTCCTCGAAGATCTCGGACTGTTCCTTGACCTCACCCGTCTTGATGAACTCGTTCAGCCGTCCCTTCGTAAGTACCAGCGCCATTAGGTTCTGCTCCACGGAATCCTTATAGGTGACATAATGCACGTCCTTCTGCTCTTTGGAGTCAAGACGGATAAATCGGAAATAGAACTGTTCCATCTTCGGGATGTTCCATTGCAGGGATTCCAGTATCACGTCGTTGCAGGTGGGTATGTTCACCGAACTGCTCAGGCTCTGCTGCGTGCAGACCAGTATGCCGTTGACGGTGGAATCGAACTCCGTCACAACGCTTTGTCGTTTCTTGAACGCCACGTCTCCCTTGACCACGAATACAGGACGCTCCGGGAAACATTCGCGGAGACGCTTCTCGTAAAGGTCGAATGCGGCTATGGACGTGCAACCGACAGCCACCTTGCCGGGTATCTTCCGCACCAGCCTTTCGATATACTTTGTCTTGTTCGGAATTCCGTCGCCGGAATAGCCCTCTATCAGGTGGGGGACGGAACAGGCCTTGATGAGCAGCTTGATCTGGCGCATAAGCCGGAGACCGGCATCCTTCTTCGTGTCACCCGTGCTGTTGTAATACAGCTCGCAGATGCGGCAGAACTCCTCGATGATGACACGGTAAACCTCACGCTCGCCGTCGGACGGGCTGACGGTATGTGTCCGTATCCTGTATTTCTCGCCCGCGAAATCCCTGAACTTGCGGGTGATGACGGTCTTGCCGATAAGCTCTGCCAGTTCCTCCTTGTTATAGACATCCTGGTTCTGTTTCTCAATGCCGAAGACGGTGGATTTTCCCGGACAATGGCAGGCACGGAAAAGCACATGCCCCCTGAAAGCCGAGAACGGTTCGCCGTAATGGGGATTTGTGTCTTCCTCTATCTCCTTGTCCTTGTTATCGTGGTACACCCGGCCGCTCCAACAAATCATATTGACGGAGTTGTTATAGAGCAGTTCGAACTGGCTGTACAGTTCCGCGATATTGTTGCGGGTGGTCGTGCCGGTGTCGAGTATCTTGTACCTGAGACGGCGGAAGAGGCAGAGGATATGCCTTGTCCGCTGTGACGACGGGTTGGTTATCTCGTCCGACTCGTCGAAAACGAGGCACAGTTTTCTTGAGGTGCGCTTGACAAACCTTGCCAGCCCCCGTTTCAGCTTGCTGAGCATGGAGGTGGAGAGGATGAGGAACACGCCTTCCGGCACCGTTTCCAGGTCGGCATTGCACCTTGCCACACGGAACTGTTCCCTGTTCATTGAGAGGAAGGGTATCCATGTCATGTTGGTGGCGATGGCGGGAGCCAGTATGACGGCATTCCGTACCTTGCGGTATTTGAGCAGGTACTTAGCGCGGTGGTACACGGCGGCCGTCTTGCCCGAGCCTTGCTGCCAGTTCAGCAGCGCATAGCGTTTCTGCAGGACAAGGTTAAGGTCGTGTTTCTGGAGCGTGGTGAACTCACATACGTCACCGTCCTTGTTGATGAAGGTCGTGCGGTCAAGGTATTCTTTCAGCCTGTCATCTTCCTCCATCTCCGGGAACTGCCGGTCCTGCATTTCATACTCTCTCCGCTTGCGCCGTATCAGTTTCTCCGCCGCACGGATTTGGCGCATGTTCTTTTCTGTCGGCACTTCCGGCATGGGCAGTTCGGCACGCTCCAGCACGAGGTCGTTGATACTTGCCGCCTTGTGCGGAACTTTGTCCAACAGACGCGGCGCATATTGTTTCAGTTTGAATCCGTATGAGGTCTTCACCAACGCCACTTCCTTGCGAGGTACAGTATTTTGCGAGGTGATGTACCTGCGGATGACAGCAAGCACTTTCTTCGGGGTCAGCTTGTTCTTCTCCCATTGGTTCACCTGTTCCCGTGTGGCGTTCCCGGGCGGTTTCTGGTTGCGGAATTTCGTGACCAAAGCCTCCGTCTTGCCGATATACCTGTTCAACTTGGCGTGTACCTTCAACTCGTACATGTACTTGGCAAGTCTGTACTCGAACAGTTCAAGCTCTTCCTTGTCGATCCTGTTGGTCTCGCGCATCAGGTCGAAACGCAACCGGTGTTTCATAGCCCTTGCCCCGCCGATGCGTTTTTTCAATTCTTCCACCGTTATGAATTCCTCCGCGCTGTAAGCCCGCATCCCGATGTGGACCGATTTACGGAGAAATACCATAATCTTCGTATTGAAATCATGGACTCCGGTTGCAGCAAAGGCTGACGGGGCCAGCTTCGTCTGACCGACAAAGGAGAAATTACTGTTTATGCCGGCTATCCGTGTCTTTTCCCAGAATCCGCTCTGCATGAAAGAGCCAGGCACGATTATCATCAGGATTCCTGCCGGATTAAGCACATCATAAGCCTTGTCCATATAGTATTCCTGCGACAGTTTGTAGTCGAACTTCAGGTTGAAAGGAGGATTGCCGATGACAATATCGAAGCGTTGTTCCGGATAGTATTGCCGGAGGTCGCATTTCTCGATATGCGCGTCAGGATAGAGGTATCGTGCCACGGAAACGGCCTTGCCGTCTATGTCGAAGCCGTAGGCGTTATGCAGGTTGGGCAGGTGGTTGAAGAAATTGCCCATGCCGCAGCACATGTCAAGTATCATTTCCGAGGAGGTGGGAGAAAGCATATCCGCCATGTCCCGGCATACTTCATGCGGGGTGAAGAACTGTCCCATCTCGGATTCCTTCTTCGCTTCGGCGTACTCGTGGTAATTGGCAAAATCGGACTGCTTGAGGTTGTGCAGTCCTCCGATGCCGGTGTAGCAGTTGTAGATGCTCTCCGCCGGAATGAGGTCCTTGCCGGAGTCTATGGCGAAAAGTATCTTTTCGTTGACCTCGGCACGCATACCTTGCGGGATCTGTTGGGGGATGATGGCATACATGGCTTTATCTGTTTATCGTTGAAAATGAAAACACCCCGCAAGGATCGGCTTACGGGGTGTTGTGGGATTCTTCTCATGGTCAGTTCTCTCTTTGAGTGATTTCATCCAGCCGGAGACGTTTGAAGCAGTTCCCAGCTGCCGCGCTGTCCTTGAACCGGACATCGATGCGTCCGTTCTTGTAGAACCGGATCTGCTCGGCATTGGTGGTCGTGAGGTCGTACCAGTCAGTGACGGAAACATCGTTGTCATCGAAACGGATGATCATCTTTGAATTCCCGTTCAGTATGTCGTCCGCACCGTAGGCGATGCCGGCGCACAGGGTTTCCAAATCCCCGCCATAGTTGTAACTGATTTTGCACCTGTTGTTGTATTGTATGTAATAATCGTCGAAACGGATGATTTCGGGAAATACAATCCTGTCCTTCTTCAGCTCCGTCTTGACTTTACTCCAGCAGGAAGGTTTGACGACTCTGGCAACCCTGGCAAGAAGTTCCTCCACCGCCGTTTCCCGGAAACTCTTGCCACCCAGGTGTTCGATAACCACATCTACATATGTCCCATAGACAGGACGGGAGCCCATCTGAAGGGTCTTTTCGTCTATTTTATATTCAGGGACCGACACGTTGTAAGTCCTGTTGAAATAAGAAATGATGCGGCCCGCAAAGTTCGCGTTGGCGTTGCGGTTCTTATCCACCAGGTCATTGATCAGGTCGAACGGCTTGAACTCGTTGTGAGAATAGTCGTCCCTGTTGTTATGGTAAGTATAGAAATCCCGCATGGACACCTTGCCGTTCTCCTCGTAATGGAACTTGCGCTCGGCTTGATACTGTTCTGCCTCCTCCTTGAAGACGGCGTACCAACGGTCAATCTGGTCGAGTGTCTTGTAAAGCAGTTCTTGCTGCATCTGGCAATAGAGCCGGTCTTGTTCCGTAATCTTGTCCTCGTTTCTCACTTGTACGCTCAGGATACCGGAAAGCAGGTCGGGAGCGTTACCGGCCTTGGTCACTGTCGTTTGCATATCTGTTGGATTTTAAGTGTTAGAAATTATCTGGTTTGATTCGGTAGAAGTACGTGATGTGCTTTTCCATGTCCTTGACTATCTTGACCTGTTCGGGGTGGAAGTTGAGCCTCCGTTCTTCGGCAGGGGCATCAACCGTTTTCCACTCGGCGGAAGGTAGAAACACATATTCCCGACGGAAACACCATAACACGATTTGATTTTCCCAATTTCCCTTGAACACCGTTCCTTCGTAGTCCTTCAGGAACTGCCAGAACTCGGCTTCATCCCGGAAAGCGATGTCAAAGCCTTGATAGGGGTTGCCGCTTTCCGATTCATCCCTTTTGTTCAGGTAAAACTTCCGGTAGGTCTCTGTCGTGAAATCTCCATACCTGGAATTGGGTTCGGCATAGAACCATAAAGGCACTTTGGCAATGAACGTCACCGAACCGTTGGCGCATGCACCGCAGTGTCCCCAGTCCTTGAACGCCCCTTCCGTCCATTTCAGGAATTTCATGTCCTTCGGATTTACGGAGTGGAACGCTCCGCCGCTGACACTCAGACGGATGCTCCCGCCTTCTTCCCACACGAAAGGAACATAGGGCTGTTCGCATATGGATAGGTATCCTTCCTTTGTACTTTTGCCATCAATAAGAGCGTTCCCGTAATAATCCCCATGTTCGGTTACATATACCAGCCTGTCGCCGATTTGCGGTGTGACTTCAGAGCGTGTCCGCTCGATAAGCTGCACATGATTGTTGGCCATATCCACATCTTTCTGTGTCAGTCCATGTTCATGGTCGTATGAAACATTCCGTTCTTTGAGTGTCTCGATACCGTACTTTTCCTTTGTTGCCTGTTGTAGCATGACAATTATATTTTTTTGTTAGTCCGGCTTTTCGGGGCCGGAGTTCCCGTAACTACAGGCTATGAAAGGCCGTGTCCCGTACATGCAAGGTTGGCGGGAAAAATACCGCAAGCCCTCCGGGCGAGGATGATTTTTCCACGACACCCGGAGGGCTTGACCTTGCTTGTACGAGCAGGACACGGGGTACCTTTGCCTGTGAGTTAGGGGAACTCGGCTTCGGTATGACTGTCATGTCCGATACAGGTTATTTCATTGGTTCATCATGAATTTGTACCCGGAAAACTCCGGTATTCTCAGAAAAAATGCTATCTTTGCATCGAAACAAAGAGTTATTTGAAAGCATGAGGAATATAGTGATTCTGAACAGTCCGGCATTTTCTTATCCGTTGCCCGTTCTCATGCGAGTTGAATGTAATTCGTTGATAGTCAAATAAAATACTTCATACTATCACAAATATACGGAATATAAGAGGCGAAGTCAAGCATTATGCCATTTATTTCATTGTAAATATGAAATAAAATCGGAAAATATTAGAAATAATATTATGTAATATAATATTGTTTTGATTCTGTTTTTATTTTGCTTGTTTCAGTAATACTTCCAATGGTGGTGTATAGTCCGTAATTTTCGTTAGAGAAGGATTGTGGCTGAAGTATGCGTTCCCTGTCTCTCCATTGCGTTGTTTGGCTACGATGACTACCCCCAGTCCTTCGGTCGGATAACCGCTTTCCCGGTCGGTAGTGAGCCGTGCCAGTGCAGGGCGGTAGAGCAGCATTACTACATCCGCGTCTTGCTCAATGGCGCCGCTTTCGCGTAGATGGAACAGTTCCGGCCGACCACCGGGACGGCCTTCCGATTCGCGGTTTAGCTGGCAAAGCAATACGACGGGAACGTTCAGTTCCTTGGCGAGCAATTTAGCCTTGCGGGTGGCTTGTGCCACTTCCTGTTCACGGTTGCGGTTCTTCTGTCCGGTGTTCATGTCGCAAAGTTGCAGGTAGTCGATGATGATCAGATCGCATGCACTCTTGCTTTTAAGGAGCCGTGCGCTGGAACGTACATGGTCCATACTGATCGATGTGCTGTCGTCTACGTGTATCGGTAGCCGTGCCAGTTCTGCGGCGGTGGTGTGCGCTTCCGCTACTTCGTGCGGGTTAGGGATGCCTGTGCGCCAGCGGTAAGGGTTGATGTCGCTGGCGGACAACAGCCAGCGGTCGGCAAGTCGTTCTCCTTGCATCTCAAGGCTGTAGACGGCGACGGCATGTTTCTGCATGGCAGCCTGCCGCGCCAGATGGAGGGCGAAGGCGGTCTTTCCGACCGAGGGGCGTGCGGCGATGGCAATGAGTTCTCCGTTTTGCAGTCCGGACGTCATGCGGTTCAGGTCCGTCAGGCCGGTGGGGATGCCGGTAATTCCGTTTACGCTTTTGGCGATACGCTGTTCGGCTTCTTCCATTGTGTCGGTCATCAGTGCGTCCATGTCGCGCATGTGGTCGTTGTGGCCGAATTCACCTTCCAGGCGGTCGAGCAGGTTGTGCGCATCTATCAGCGTATCGGCTATGTCCATTGTTTCGTCCAGGGAGCAGGCGAGGAGTTTGTTGAGTCCTAGTATCATTTCCCGCCGCAGGTATTTCTCGTGTACGATCTGCATGTGATATTCGATGTGTGCCGAGGTGGCTACTATGCTGCTCAGTCGCGTGATACCGAATGCTCCGCCGGCTTCTTCGAGCTTGCCCCGGTGGGCAAGCTCTTCTTTTACGGTGAGGATGTCGATCTTCATTCCTGCCTGGTACATGGCCAGCAGGGCGGCGTAGATCACTTGGTGACGCATGCTGTAGAACATTTCCGGACGCAGCGTGTCGGCTACGAGCGGCATGGCTTCCTGTTCTATCAGGCAGGCGCCCAGTATGGCTTCTTCTATCTCCGGAGCCTGCGGAGAAACTCTGTTGTCAGTATTCATATTCATTCAGAAAGGCTTTATTGGATAAATAACTGCAGGCATGTAACGTGAATTTCATGTTTGTCTGATGATAATAATATTCTTCGATATGGTCGATGGCGAGCTGCTGTTCTTTTTCGCTCAGCTTTTTCCAGATACGCTGCGCCTTGGCGATGTTCTCTTTGGGGAGCTGCAGGATGTTGTGGTAGTCGTCCCAGAAGAGGCGGAACTTTTCGTTGCTGGCTTTTTGTGTGTTTTCTTTTTTCTCGTTGAGGAGTGCCGAGATGTTTGTCCAGTTTTCGTAGTTGACCACTCGGATATGCAGGGCGGTGGTGTCGTTGTGAGGGATGATTTCGATGATCCCGTTTGTTTTCAGTTGTTGTATGAAGCGGTAGGTTCTGCTCGTTGGCCAGTGGAAAATGGCGCTCCAGCTGCGGTAGCTGTGCAGGCTTTCACCTCTTTTGCACACGATGGTGCGTCTTTGGTGGTCGGTGAGCTTTGTTTCCGAGTAGTTGACTTTTACAAGAAGTTTCAGGAAAGCCTCTATTTCTCCTTCATGTGGGCTGCAGTCTATAAGTTGCTCTTTCAGCAGAGCTTTGGGGATAATGATGTAGCCATATCCGATGGCTTGACAATCCATTTTTTGCATATGATATTCTGTTTTTAAAATTTTGTCCAAAAGTAGGTTGATCGTTGCCGGAATCCTAAACGGATGTGCGTGTTTGGACGTGTTGGGATGTAATATTCCTTGCGGGGACGTAAATAGCTGCTTTTGGCATGTGTTGTTTTTGTGCGCTACACGTTGGGGGAAGATTGTGAAACAGAGGCTTCGTTTGATGCGAACAGAGCCTCTGTTTATAGTAAACGAAGCCTCTGTTCGGTCATTTTGGAGCCTCTGTTTGGAGGGTGGAAAAAGGGCATTTTTGTGGAACGCACAGCGGAACACTCTGGAGAGTGAGGTAATCTTCTGACATTTAATGGAATATGTCTGTTGAGAAAAATCTTTTGAAACGCAGGGCGGAACCATAATAAGGGATAACTAATAAATTATATATTTAAAAATATATAGTTCGATTTTCGCTTTTTGGGCGTTCAAACTCGTTTGTTGTCCGACTCGTTTGCGTGGTTTTCCGACAGTGAAATGATGGGTGGTCCCCAGTGCGCCCAGATGATTTGCTGCATTTTCGGACTTAGCAAAGTCGTATGTTCGGTGTAGCTTGCTGCGGTGAGCTCTGCTTTGAGCTGCAAGTTGGCGTCTATCGTGTCGCGCATCCTTTTTCTAGCTGCATTGCAGTCCGAATGTCCTTGAAAGTATTCCGTAGCTAATTGGGTAAAATGTTTAAATCCCTTGATGATGTAATCTTTGGATACTTCTTTTTCTACTTTTATCATATTATTATATTTAGTTTGTATAAACCATTGTTTGTGGTTTATTTTCTGCAAAGTTATGAAAAATAAATTGATTGAATAGTATAAAATAATTTAGTTTTATTTTTTGTTTTTACATCTGTAAATTTATATGTATGTACCTGCTTAATTAAATTTGTAATTAGGGATGTTTGTTGATTATAATAACTATTTATTTGTGGCGGAAATTTTATGAAAAAAAACATAGCGGTTTCTTTTTTTGTTGTTTTACTCTCAGACGCATGGCGAAATTTGTTGGTCGGATCATTCTGCTGATGAATGAGTATATGTCTGAAGGGTATTTTGGAGAGATGCTAAAATACCCTTATATTTATCGCGTAATTTATTTAATAGTGATTAAAATGTTAAAAGTAGTAGCATTTATGAAGCAAGTAGCCAAGGGACTACAGATGGAGGGAAACTTTGGTACTGCGCACGTCTACCGTAGCAGTCTCAATGCCATCATTGCTTATCGTGGGAAAGGGGATTTTACATTTCATGAGGTAACCCCTGAGTGGTTAAAAGGCTTCGAGATTCACCTTCGTGGCCGTGGATGCAGTTGGAATACTGTATCTACTTATTTACGCACATTTCGTGCGGTCTATAATCGTGCGGTAGATTGTCGTGGGGCTGTTTATGTACCGCATCTGTTTCGTTCTGTATATACCGGCACGCGTGCGGACCGTAAGCGGGCGTTGTGTGATGAGGATATGCAGAAGGTTTTTGCCAAATTACCTTCGTCTCCTGCCGTGACTCCTGCTATGCGTCGTACACAGGAACTGTTTGTCCTGATGTTTCTTCTCCGTGGTCTGCCTTTTGTCGATCTTGCTTATTTGCGTAAAAGTGATTTGCACGACAATGTGATCACTTATCGCAGGCGGAAGACCGGTCGTCCCCTGTCAGTAACGTTGACTCGGGAAGCGATGGTCTTATTAAAGAGGTATATGAACCGTGACAGTTCTTCTCCTTATCTGTTCTCTCTTTTGGAGAGCCGTGAAGGGACGAAGGAGGCGTATCGTGAATACCAGTTGGCATTGCGCAGCTTCAATCAGCAACTGTTGTTGCTGGGGCAATTATTAGGGCTGGGCGACAGGCTGAGCTCATACACGGCACGCCATACGTGGGCAACAACAGCTTATTATTGCGAAATTCATCCGGGTATTATTTCCGAAGCAATGGGGCATTCGTCCATTACGGTAACGGAGACGTATTTGAAACCTTTTAGAAATAAGAAAATTGATGAAGCCAATCAACTGGTAACGGATTTTGTGAAACGGATAGTTACTGGATTAATAGCTTGATTATTAGTGCTGTTACTTTGTAGGTAACGGAGCTGAATAGCGTTGCAAAGATGGATATATTTTGGAAAACATGCAAACAAAAATGATATTTTTTCTGATAAACAACTAAAAAAAGACAAATAACACGATAAAACAGCGGATTTCTTAGCATTAAACTTTTGTAGCTTTTAATTTTAGATAATAGATTTCCCTCCCCTCTGCCGCCTCTTAGAAGCAGGGGTAAAGATGTTTCAGCATTCAACAAATGATTTTTCAGTATTATCTACCCTCTCAGGGCAGGTACAAAGGTTTTCCCGTTACCTACAAAGTAACGGGTAAAAAGTATTGGGAGTAAGTTTCTTGTTCATCCCCCTGTGGAGTATGAACACAAGTAAAACAAAAAAGAAAAGGAGGTTATACTGAAAATGAATGGGGACAACACATGAGAGTTTTAAATCAACAATGCGAGACTATATTTTTATTATTTAATTTATAAATTAAAAGTTTTTTTATTATGAACAAAAAGTTTTTAAGTGTAGTCGTGTTTGGGGCGCTGTTGGCGTCTTCTGCAGGTACATTTACGTCTTGTAAAGACTATGACGACGACATCGATGCAGTAAACGGCAGAATCGATGAACTCGCAAAAAGTCTTTCAGATTTGCAGGCCAAAGTTGGGTCTTTTGTAAAGTCTGTTACTTATGATCCGGCTACGGGAAAATTGACTGTGGTAGATGGAGAGAACAACAGTGTGTCTTATACTATCGGACAGAATTTGCCGACTTATTCAATTAGTGTGGATAAGGAAGGTAAAATTTCGCTGTTGAAAGACGGTGAAGTTGTTTCGTCCGGTACTATTACATTCCCGGATGCTCCTACAACTCCAACCATTCCTGATGCTTTTGATCCTTCTAAATTGACAGTGGATCCTACGACAGGCAAAGTAATGTATGATGGTAAGGAAACTGGTGTAACTATACCTGGTGACGGAGTTCTTAGTATTGAAGATAAGAAAAACGCTGAGGGCGTTGTTATCGGCTATACGATTAAGTACAAAGATCAGGCTGTTACATTTGCTTTGAATGACGTATTGACTCTGAAAGGTCTTGTTTTCAAATCTGATTTGTTTGTAGACGGTATCGAAGCTATCGAATATCCTTATTTGGATTATACATATAAGGCAGGAAGCACTGCAGCTACTACTCAATGGGAAGATGAGCAAGCAGAGAAAGTTCTGTGTAAAGTAATTACTGATTCGAAAGAATGGAACTATACAGGTGGTACCGGAGCTCAATATAATCCGATTGAATATATTAATTATCACTTGAATCCGTCTAGTGCAAAAGTAAGTAAGGAAGATTTGTCTTTTGTATCCAGAGATGTTGAAGTGATTTCTTCTCGTGCTTCAGTGGCTCTTCCTGAAGTCGCTGACATGAAACCTGCTGATGAAGGTATCCTTCCGGTAGGACTCAGAGCAATAGGAAAAGACATCAAACAAGGAGGCGAAGGTTCTATCTTGGCTTTGCAGGCAATTGTTAAAGCAAAAAGTGATGCTCAGGCAGATACAACTGTAACATCTGATTACGCATTGCTTTATGCTTCTAAGGTTACTCCTCAGGCTATTGCATTTAATGATGCTACTTTAGCTGCTGAAGATTGCCGGGAATCTGCTAATCCGGACGAGTTGTTCAAGACTGTAGAAGGTGCTATCACACATGCTCCTACTTTGACAGTTGCTTATAATAGCTTTATTGATTTGAAGAATCTGTTGACAATTCACTATAATCGTGAAGGTCAGCCTGAAGCAACAAAAAATGATGGTACTCATAAAGTTTGGGCTTATGGAGATGAAGCTAAGTATGGTTTGAAGTATGACTTCGCGTTCATTCAATATACATCAGGTCAAAATGTAACTTCTGACAGTAAATATGCAGATGCAAACACTATTAAAGAAGGTGTACTTACTCCGCGTATTGTAAACTCTGCCGGTGAGACTCTTAACGAGCAAGGTGTATCTTCTGTAGGAAAACGCCCGTTGGTTAGAGTACGTGTGACAGATGCGGATGGCCGCGTTGTCTTGGCTGGATTCATTAAGATTGAAATTGCAAAACAGGTTGATGATATTGTTACAAGTGTATTCGACAAAGGCACTCACAACTTTGGATGTGATGAGGCTGATGCTATCTTGACATGGTCTGAGATTTCTTACCAATTGCTTGAAAAAGCAGCTGTTCAGTCTAAGGATGAATTCGATGCTTTATATGAATTCGATGTAGATGATAGTGGTGTAGCCAAACAGTTTGCTAAATCAGCCGATGGTAAGTCATTCGTTCCGGCTGCGATTGCACAGGTTATTGGAACAGTGAAAGAAAAGGTGGATGAAACTGGTACAACAAATACAGTTCTTCACTGGACTTTGACTACTGCAGAACAGTCTGGTATTTATGAAATGGCAGGTCATACAGCTACTATTTATGTAAGATATGTCAGCAAGCTGAATACTACATCTCATGCTCCTATCTACATGCCTTTGCAGATAGCTGTCGCTAAACCTCAGGGAACTGTTGTTACTAAGTTGACTAACTACTGGTACAGTGATGGTGACGTTGCTAAGGATGGTCAGAATACTCGTCTGAATGTTCCTTATCCGCAAGATAACGGCAATACATTGAATTATGTAGTTGACTTGAACCAGGTATGGGAAAAGGGTATGCCTACATTTACTCCTCCTGCAAACTTTGCTTCTTATACTGATGTAATATTTGCAAATCAAAACGGCGCTGCCGGAGGTTATAAGTATTACTTCGACGCTGATCAGAATGTATTGACTGTTGATGGAACTAAGTATACATTGTCAGTAGATAATACTACAGCTGCTTGTATTACAGGCGGTTCATATAAAGCTACAGCTCAGAACATGATCGATCATGCTTTGAAAGTAGATGCAGGTGTATTCACTAATACGAAGTTGTATGCTAATGGAACTGTTATTGCAACAATCGATCAGAACACCGGTAAGATTACTTATGAAAACAATGATACTTCTAAGAAGTTGTTGAATGCATATAGCCATAGTGCTGCTAAGCACTTTGCTAAGATCGGTATTTGTGCATACAGTCCTTGCAACATTGCAATGTCTTTGACGAACAATACATACAATGCATACTTCCTCCGTCCTATCGACGCAGTAGGTACAGATGGTGGAGAATTCGTTGATGCTCATGCTAATGGTTCTACTCTGGATATCGCTAAGTTGTTCAACTTCCAGGATTGGCGTAATGTTAAGTTCGTAGATGGAACTGACTATTCAAACAGCTGGTTGTATGCATTCTATGGATTGAATAAGGTAGAAGTGAAAATAGCAGATGCTACAACTACCTTAAGTGGTGGTAAGCTAGGAGAGACTTTATTGTCAAGCAAAACAGAGAAAATCGTATTGACTCAGACAGATAAAGATGGTAATAAAGTTACTTCTGCTACTTTAAATCTTTCTTCTTATAATACTGAAGCAAGTGGTACTCAAGCTACATATGATGCAATTGTTGCAGCTATGGGTAAGATCAAGTATGTAAACAACGGTAACAACGTTCAAACATTTGAACTGCGCATCCCGGTTGAGTTCACCTATACTTGGGGTACTGTGAAGACTACAGTAGATTGTACAGTTAAGAGTACAATGGGTAACTAATAGTAAAGGTTTCATTACTAAACACTGATAAGGAGGGTGCGCCGATCATTGGTGCACCCTCCTTCACAATAAGAATTGAAGGCGGAATGAAAAAGAAAGATCTGTTATATATATGTGTGTTGGTTGCCGTTTCTTGTTTCTTGTTCTCATGCGGAGAAAAAAAGAAGCAGCTCACTCCCAAAGAAGAATTCTTAATGGGGTTGACAGCTGAAGATACGGTGCAAGTACTTACCATATCACGCAGTTGCATGGATACATTGAAAGCCGGAAATATAGATGAAGCGCTGAAGATGCTTTTTATCTTGCGCGATGGAAAAGCGATACCTCTTCCCGCTGAGAAGGAACAACAACTGAGGAAAAAAATCAAGTATTTTCCTGTTGTAGATTATAAATTGGATTATTATTCTTTTTCAAGTACGGATAATAACGATGTGAAGTTTCAGATAGAGTTTTTCAAGCACACTAGTTCGGATGATCATACGCCAAATACAATTGGATTTATGTTTAATCCGGTGAAAATAGACGGAGTTTGGTATCTTGCCGTTAAAGAGGCTACCAAGGAAGCTACTGATAAGTAGTAGATGAATGGTGACGAGTACTGTTGTCATTGGTTTTTAGACTTTTAAACAGGTTTTGATTATGAATATAAAAAAAATATTAGTTGCTGTATTTGCGTTGAGTACTACAATAGCATTTGCGCAGGAGCAACGTATCAAAGAAGAAAGTAAAACGATATTTAAACCTCATTGGTTTATTCAAGCACAAATAGGAGCTGCACATACTGTAGGTGAAGGAGAATTTACTGATCTTATTTCTCCGGCAGCTGCTCTTAATGTCGGTTACAAGTTTGCTCCCGCATTCGGCGCACGTGTCGGTGTAAGTGGCTGGCAGGCAAAGGGGGGATGGGTCAATCCACGTCAGAACTATCAGTATAAATACCTGCAAGGGAATGTAGACATCATGGCCGATCTCAGTACTTTGTTCTGTGGCTTCCATCCGAAGCGTGTGTTCAACGGCTATCTTTTTGGTGGAGTAGGACTGAACCGTGGTTTTGACAATGACGAAGCAAATGCGCTCGATACCCGTACTTATGAGATGGAATATCTCTGGCAGGAA